ATGTTCAACACAGGATCGAACGCAAGTCCTAAGACAAAAATGAGAATAATGGAAGTTTTCCATTTCAATCCACAAGCAGCTTACAGATTCTTTGACACAACATCTGCCATAAACTACCTCAATAATGAATTCTCATTCGAGTCATTTACACCCGAGACGATCTTCTATGTACTTCCTGTCTTCGAAGATATCCTCAGAGCAGGCCAGTTAGATCTTTCAAATAGAGTTCGTCGCTCTAACTACTCATATCAGGTGATTGGTAGAAATATTAGAATTTTCCCGACACCTGTGAGCACCGCGACGGTGCCCAGGAAGATGTTCGTTAGAGTAAAGTTCTGGCAAAACCCAATAAATCCAAGTTATCAAGACCAGACAATTTTTGGTGTAAACAACCTCTCAAATGTGCCGTTTGGAAATCTAACTTATGCTCGTATTAATAGCATGGGACTTCAATGGATCAGGCAGTATACGCTTAGCCTGTCGATGGAACAGCTTGGGATGATTAGAAACAAGTTCACAACAGTTCCGATACCTGGCGGCACTGTCACGCTTAATGGCGGTGACTTGATGGCTAAAGGTAGAGAGGACAAGAAAGAGCTTGTTACAAAGCTCAAGGAAATGCTTGAGACATTGACATATGACAAGTTGATCGAAGCATCAGCTGCAAGATCAGAGAACATTACAAAACAACTTTCAAAAATACCTATTCCAAATGGAAAAGCTATTTTTACTGGATGATAAATGGCAAGACTCTTTATCACAGAACGTGAGATAAATTTCATCAATGATCTAGGCAAAGAGCTTGTCAAAGATGTTGCTGGTCAAAAGATCTATTATTTCTCTGTAAGCAACATTAAGTCCAACGTGCATGACGTCTATGAGGAGTCACCCAATAAGATTTTTGAAAATCCTATTGAGATAGATGCTTTTGTCAAGTATTCGCCCCAAGACGTTAGGACTAACAGGTTCGGATCAGAAGAGTACTACACGATTGAGTGTTATCTGCAGTACAGAGATCTTCTTGATAAGGGTATAGAAGTTCACGAGGGTGACTTTTTTAGCTACGGTGAGACGTTCTTTGAAGTCATTAAATCTCCTCGTACAGACGTTATTTTTGGTCAAATTGAACATAAGACATACATCACACTGACAGGAAAACAGGCCAGAAAAGGTCAATTTATTTCAAAAGTTTTTGGTCCTACATCAGAAGTCTACAACGATCCAGATGCTGTCCAGACAACTTTCGTTCAACAGCGCGGTTTTGCAGAAAACAAGCTTGGAGTTACGGGAGACGTTAGAGATCTCCAAAAGAAAGGTGTTCTCGATGCACCTCTCACAGGACCTGCCGAGGTATCACCGCTTGGCGATCCACAAAAAGTTGGATCATCTTTCTATGATGAGAGTTAAAGATGCCTGTCAAAGAAACTCTTAAGAAGGGATATGAGGGATTCAATGTCCCCGACGATTTTAGCATACCTCCTTGCGGCATAGAGGATGTTGATAGAGCCGTCTTTGAATTATTTGACAAGCGCCTCGCGTTTGAGATCAAAGTCAATGAGCAGACAAATAAAGTGCCCGTTGTTTTCGCTGCAGGTGAAAGATTTGCATTGACAAAAAGGCCTAAGCCGATACGAGACAGAAACAACGCGCTTGTATTGCCTCTTATTGCAATCAAGAGAACAAGCATAGGTCATAAGACGGAGTCAGAAGTTGGTGGAACTGCAATAGCATTCAGGCAGCCCGCAGATTATGTTATTAGAAAACGTCTCGATCCTGCTGATAGAGATTATCAGAATATCATCAATAAGCTTTCAATAAAGAACCAAGATAACGTCTCTTCGAGAGCTCACTTTATTGAAAGAGATACTTCACCTGGTAAATTTACAATTCCCGGGACGATCACGACAAGAAGAAATGGACCTGCAATCGCATTTGGTTCTGGGCGACTAGCGACGCCATTTGACAAAGCCAATCTAGGTCAAAATATATTTGAAATAATAACAATCCCTTACCCACAATTTATTGGCATGACATACAATGTCGTCTTCTGGACGCAGTACATGCAGCAAATGAACCAGCTAATCGAAACGATGATGATGAAATTTGATGGTCAAGGCCATGAATTTCAAATATCAACAAGCAAAGGATACAAATTTACTGCTTTCGTTCAAGGGCCGTTCTCTAACAATGACAACTTTGATAACTACACAGATGAAGAGAGAATCATAAAATATAGTTTTGACATCAAGGTGCCTGCGTACATCTTGGCACCCGAGCATCCAGGCCTCGGGTCACCATTCAGAAAATTCCAATCTGCACCTGAAGTGAATTTTGGAATCTATGACTCAAGAACACAAATTGCCGAAGAGCCTTATGTCCCAGGTGCTGATGCCAAAATGAACAAGTTCATTCTGTCAGATGTCAAGCAGCTTGATGAAAATGGGAATCCACCACTTGAGCGCGGCGAAGACCTTGTTAAAGCAATTGTCTCTGTCGACAAAAGAAAAGAGTACCAGAAGATCATATATAGAGATGTAAGGGCTGGTGAACAGGTCATACCTGCAAGAAAGGTTACTTTTGCAGAAGATGAGAAGATTTAAGGAGTTTTCTTCACGCTAATGGGATATTTATAACCAAAGTGTGAGTGGAGAAACAATGGCAGAAATAACTTATCGGTCTCCTGGATTTTTTGAAAGGGAGATAGATCTATCAGCTCCGTCACAGACAGTTGCAACTGCAACACCTGCAGGTGTGGTTGGTCCGAGCCCATGCGGACCTGCATTCTTGCCAGTCACAGTGACATCACTAGCTGAATTTAGAGATCAATTTTACGGTAATGCCGAAGTAAGAGATAACGTTTACTTTGCAGCACAGGAATTCTTTAGGTACGGTCAGGCATTGACGTTCGTTCGAACTCTCGGTGTAGGATCGAATGCGACATTGTCAGATATCACTACGACTCTCACGCAGGGCACTGCAAGAGGCGCAGGCTTTGTGATTACAGGATCAATCAATCAGAATAAAAAAGCCCAAGGAACGGTCCAATTTATTGTTGCAAAGCATGTGGTAAATGATGACGTCAATGGATCTTACCCGATATTCATCGACAACAGCAGCTTCTCAACGACAACAGCGGGAGGTAACGCAAATCTTGTAAGAGGCGCTCTACTATTCCCTACAGGAACACGAGCACAGATCTTAAGCTATAACCAGGCTTATTCTCCTTCGAATGTCTCAGATGACAATGCATCAGTTCAACCGACCACGACTGCAACTGATTACAAGACATTCAAGCTTGTGATCTCATCGTCAGCACCTAACTTTGGGATCGCAGATGGCTACTCAGGTCTGCGAATTTATACTGCATCACTTGATCCGTCAAGTGATTCATATATCAGTAAGATTCTAAACACGTCACCCGCTCTATTCCAAACACATCAGCATCTCCTTTACATGGATTACGCCGTAGAAGATGAACTTGCATCAGTTTCAACTGCAACTGACAGCATTGCCTTGCTATCTGGTTCTCTTGGAAAATCAGCCGTGTCGGCACTGTCACAGCAGACATTCTCAGATGCATTCGGTAGATTTGATTCTAGATTTAAATCAGCAAGAACGACAAGCTTCATATCTCAGCCCTACAGCGGTCAAGAATATGACCTGTTCCACTTCGAGACGCTGGGTGATGGTGAAATAACAAACAGCCTGTTCAAGGTCTCGATAACAAATCTCAGAAGGTCTGTCGATCCTCAAAATCCGTATGGAACATTCACAGTTCAGATTAGAAATTTTTACGACGACGACAAGAATCTTGTAGTGCTCGAGCAATATCTAAATTGCACATTGAACCCAGATGATGACAACTTTATTGGAAAATTGATCGGCGATAAGAAGGTTTTCTTCAACTTTGATGCTGCTAACACTCTTGATAGGAACTTCGTTTCATCTGGTCAATATCCAAACATGTCAACGCGTGTCAGGATTGTCGTCAGCAGCAATGTTTTGAATAAGTCAATTCCAAAAGATGCACTTCCATTTGGTTTTAGAGGGCTTCCTGCACAAAAGTTCACTGCAAAATTGACTGACACAGATTTGCCTGTCAACAGTGATAGAATCACAGGTCTATTGACAACAGCAGCAGCATCTCTCACAAGTTCTATCACACCACCCGTTCCAATGAGGTACAAGGTTACGCTTGGTCCTACAGACTCGGCACCCGCCTTCACAGGATCAGCAGGCACTCAAGAGTTTGCTGACGGGAATCTTTACTGGGGTGTGAAGTACGACTCATTCCCATCAGTTACGGGATTCTTAGGTTCGTCTGCAGTTTACCAATCAAATGCCGCTGGAGCGCTTAATCCTCTAATCAAATCGTTCTCAAAATTTGCAGGCATTGAGAAAATGGATGTCTTATTGACAGGATCTAGCGCAGATACATTCAATAACAACAAATTCTCGCTAGCCAAGGTCGCATTCTACAATTCAAAGGGCGCAGGAACAGCGCTCCAAGCAGCTGTTAATAACATGACAGGAACTCTTGACCAGCACATGGTGAATGCGATCTACGTTCGAAATGGCGTCCCAAATGTGAATGATGGAACAATCACGGACGGATCAATCTCAGGCAGATTGACATTTGGTTCACTTGCGCTGATTCCTTCGTCTTCAATCTTCAATAGATTTTCGACCTACACAAAGTTCACAAACATGTTCTACGGTGGATTTGATGGTCTCAACGTCCTAGATCCAGATCTGGCCAAGATGAACGACAAGGCAACTTCGTCGGAGACAGGAGGCAAGGCTCGTGCCAATCTCGACATAGGGCTTAATGGGTCTGCAAACTTGTTTGTTGCAGGAACCTCAAACGCACTTGTCAATGCATATCAAGCAGGTACCAGCATTATTACAAATCCTGGCGTTTCTAGAGTGAACATCGTCACAATTCCAGGAATTAGAGACAGCTTGATTACGAATTACACGGCGACCGCAACAAAGAACTACGCACGCGCCATATACCTGATGGATATGGCGACTTACAC